CACCGTGGCCTCGATCATGTCAAAGGCGCTCAAAATGTCGCTCGCCTTTGCCCCGCTGGCGCCGATGCCCACGTCCAGGTTCGCAGCTCCGGTGGACCCGGTCGCAAAATAGGCATACACGCGCGTAATTGCCAGCCGCACGCCTTCCGGGTTCAGGATCTGCCCCATCCCGGCATTCGCAGCAGAGGCCACGCCGGTGATGTCAACCGTCAAAAACCCCTTGCCTTCGCTTGATAACGCTACAGTCATTTCTTACTCGTCTTTCTGGCAGGCTTCGCTGCCATAACAGGTTTTTCTTTCGCCACGTCCTCCAGCTCGCGCTCGATCCATCCCTCCGCTTCAAGCATCCCCATCACTTCCGGGCTGTAGAGGGTCTCAGGAATGTGCTCTCCCTCTCGGAAGACCATTCCCCGGCGGCTGAAAGTCCGTTTCGCCTTCACCGCTACACCAGGTAGTAGATCTTCACTTCGCTGCCGTTCAGCGCAGTGTCAAGATCAAATGAGTTGGTTGCCAGGTCAGTGGAAGACACCACGATCGTCGGAGCCGTGGCTTCCTTGGTCTGGTTGTGAGAGGCAAACAACACCTGCGCGGTGGTGGAGAGCTTGTCCGGCAGCCCGATCACTTCCGAGGTGCCGATTTTGATCGTGTCTTCCGTTCCTGCTCCGGCGTCTCTCACCCATCCAGCGCCCGTGATCGAGGTCACGGTCTTGAACGCCTTCACGGTGGTCTTGGTGGAGTTGGCGGTCGGCGCAATAGTTTCGCTCAGCGCGTTCCCGGCGATATCCGTGCCCACGATCGTCAGGGTGCCCATTGTGTCGTTCACCCCGCCCACCTGGGTCACAGTGATCAACAGCTTGCGCGCCACGGCCGCTTCCGGCATGGTCCCGACCGCCAGCGTGTACGCGCCCACTTTCATGTTCACGCTCACCACAAAGCGGTCATCGTCGCTCACTGCCAGGTTGCCCGGGCTGTAGCACACCACGTGCATCGCATCGTTCAAAACGACCTTTGCATCCGTCTGTGCCTTGCGCGGTCCCCAGTTTGTATTCAGAGGAAATAAACCCATGAAAATCTCCTTACTCAGCCCGAATTCATTTGCGCTTTAAGCAAATGAATTCGGCTATAAATGTGATTTGAAACCCTGGGCATTCCGCTGCGCGGTTTTTCAGAGGCTCGTTTTTTGAGCCGCTGAATGCGCAGGTGAATGAGCAGGGTTTCCGCATGTTCACTCTTAGGCAGTCAACGCTGCGAACGGATACCGGGTGGCCGCGGTCTGGTTCATGCGGTTGATCGGGTTCGGCAACGCGAATCCCAGGCGCATCACAGCCCGCAGGGCAACCATGTCCTGCTGTGCCAGGTTGTACACGATGGTTCCAGCGTTGTCCTGGATCACCGCCTGGTCCAGCACCTTGTAGGTGATGTCCTGGCGCATGGCGTAGATCAACTGGCTCCAGTCGCCAGAGAACATCAAAGCGGTTGCAGCCACGATGGACCCGTCCGCCGGGAAGTAGATCGGAGCGCCGTCCAGCTCGTAGCGCGTTACATCCTGCATGCTGGTCTTGAAGATGGGATTGCCGTTGATGTCGCGTGTGTTGCGCAGAATGCCCTTCATCGAGGGGTGGGCCAGGTTTCCATTCACCGCGAAGCCGTCGGCTTCCACAGCCATGTAGATGCCGTCCACTCCCGCGGCGGTCTCGCCCAGGATGGCTTCATACGCATCAGCGTAGGCAGCCAGGCTCAAAGCCTGACCGGCGGCGGTGGCGCCAGCGAAGATTCCAGCCGCGCCCAGGTTGGTGGTCCAGCTTGCCGGGATGTTGGTCCCGAACAGCACAGCCTGTGCGATCGCCAGCTGGAAGGCGTTCACCAGCTCGGGCTGCACCTGGCCCCACACGTCGTAATCGGCGTCGTCCAGCACAGCCTGCGGAATGGGCACGATCACGGCCAGTTCCTCGGCGTCGATGTACTTGTTTTCCCAGTTCACCTCACTGGTCTGCTTCAGGCCGTGATCCCCCGCCACAAAATAGGCGGTGGCCAGCGAGCTCATCACCGGCAGGCGGGTCTGATTGCGTGCCATGTTCGGCAGCCTGCGTGCCAGGCTCATCAAGGGGTTACCCCCAGCCACCTGGTTCAAAATTGCGTTCGAAACTTCCTCGGGGATCAATGCCGCAGCATCAGTCCTGGAAATAATATTGTTGTAAGGCATGTCTTAGATCCTTTCCTTATTTGCGAGTGAAACGAGCATCCCGCACCTGGACGCAGCTTTTGCGTCCCGGGGCGTCCTGCGAACTCACAAAGTGAGTGAGCAAGGATTTCCGCCCGTAACAACTCATCATCTATCGCCCTGCCGCCCTGCGTATGGCATCATTCATCGAGGGCTTCAGCTTATTGGCGTCATCACCGGTGCCATTCCCGGCGGTAGCGTTCGCGCTTCCCGGCTTCTTGAACAACTCCGGAGCTGCGCGCTTGATCCCCTCCCAATCCGGGGATCCATCCTTCTTGAACAGGTCATCCGCCTGCGCGATCAAAAACGCCGCCTTGGCGTTACTGCAGCCGATCTCCGGCCGGATCGCCTCTTCCGCAAAAGTCGCCCGTCTCTCAGCCATCTCCAGCTGAGCACCGATCTGCGTCAATTGCTTCTGCAGCTCAGACCCATCCTGAGCCTGCTTGGTCGCCTCTTTCAACAACTTCGAAAGATCATCCCGTTCCTTTCGCGCCGCAGCGACCGAATTCCGCAGCCCCGTGGTGTGGCCCTCATACAGCGCCTTCACCTCCGGGGTCTGTCCTTCCAGGAACGCCTCGAAGCTCTCGAATTGTTCCTTTCCTCCCTCCTGTGATTCTCCCGCAGGCGGAGGAGTTACTTGCGCATTGGTTGCATTTCCTTCAGGCATCTCGCCTTTTCCCTTCTGGAATATCTCATTCCAAATAGATCTTCAAATGGTTTCGTAGGGGCGAATGGCATTCGCCCGTTTTCCTAATCAACGCCTTGAAGCGACGTTGTTCGCACGTCGCGTAGATCCAGGGAGTTCACGAAGTGAACGAACCTGGACTTCCGCATTAATCCACACCTAATAATTCTTTCACCGTCGCCACCCTGGGTTCCGCGCCCCACACCGGGTCAAAACTCTTCACCGCCAGTTTGCTCAGGTCAAAATACCCTTCCTGCCACAACTGGTACTTCTCCCTCCCCATCCTGGCCATCTGCTCTTCCGGGCTCAACTTCTCAAAGTATTCCCTCCCCGTCTGCCATTTCGGACCCTCGGTTCCGGCTACGATCGGCACCACCTGGCATTTCCCGCGCGGGTGGTCCATCATATCTTCGCGGTTCTCGTATTTCTCGCCGTCCAGCATCAGGCAGCCCATGCACGCCGTTGCCTTCTTCACCAGGCGTTTGTACCCGCTCACCACGTTCGATTTCCTGTATTGCTCGATCGTGCCCATGCGGTACGCCCGGTTTATTTCCGTTTGCGCGATCAGCAGCGCCTTGTCCAGCCCGGCGCCCATTCCCTTTGCCATTTCTTTAGCAATGTCGTTCAACCCCAATCCTTTGGCGATCCCGTTCATCAGCGCGTTCATCAGCCCGTCGATCGCCTGTGGGTAGGCCTGCTTCAGCAGGTCATACAGCGGAGCGCTCTTCGACAGCATCCCCGCCATGGCTTCAATGGCGTCCTTGTTCAGCACCGGAAACCATGGCGCGACCGCCGTCGTATAACTCGCCCGGATCGCCGCCGTCCCTGCCTCTGCGCCCAGCTCCCCAAATGCTGCCTTGTTCGCCTCCACTGTGCTCACCAGGTAGCCCTGGTTGTAATTCCTGATCTCTTTCTCGATCAAACGGTCCAGTTCCCTGAACCGCTCTTCCTTCCGCAGGATCTGCAGCGTAATGTCCTCACCCGCCGCCTTCTTCGCCAGCGCCAGCCCTTCCAGTGCCTGTAGCTCCGCCTGGATGTTCCGCTCAATTTCCAGCCAGCGCCTGCCCATATCCTCCATCACCCAAAGCTCTCTCCGCTCCAGTTCGGACCTGTAAGCGTTTAGAACTTTCACCACATCCGGATCTTGCTGGATCATGCGGAACCTTCACTATTTCCAGGTGAGGGGTTCTGGGTTGAACTTGTAGGGGCGAACGGCTGTTCGCCCGCTCGAGGTTCAGGATTCCCATTCCCCAAATTCCTTGCATTTTCCTCCGCTCTCACCTTATCCAGCACTTCCTTTGCCAGGCTGCTCTCGCGTTTACGCACGTCTTCCATATCCTTGCGCATCTGCAGGATCTCACCCTTGCCCCAGCCTTTACGCCGCAGCACCGTCTCCAGCGGGATCCCTGCCTGCACCTGGTACTGCGTGCTCTGCGCGTCCGTGATCGGCTGATCGCTCTGCGCTGGTGCCCACACCGGGATCAACTCGTTCTCATCCACCTGCTCGCCCTCCAGCTTCAACAGGAAGGCTGCCAGCTCCTGCCAGGTCACCCCAAAGGCTTCCTGCTTTTGTTCCACCTTCTTAACCAGCGGAGCTTCCATCGCCATCAGCGCGTCCCCGCTGATCGAAGCCCCGGCGTTCGCCAGGTAATGTTTCGGCGTCCGGCTGATCACCGCCACCGTGTTCGCCAGCTTGTCCATGCTGTCGATGTAATTCCCCAGGCTCGTTTCCCCGAACTCACCCACGCTGGTTTGCTGCCCCATCCCGTCACCGGCTGGCACCTCCCAGATATTGTTCGGACCATTTTTCAGGCTGCCTGTATCCGCGTTGCTGATCACCCAGCGCTGTTTGAATGCGCCGTACTCCGCCGCCACCATCATGTCTGCGTGCAGCTTGTTGATCGCGTCCTGCAGCGTGATGATGTTTCCCAGGTCACCCTCGGTCTTGAATTGGAAAACCGGGATCTCCTTGAACGGGTTTTCAACCGCGTCCTTTTCTTCCTGGAATGCCTTATAAGAGCTCGGCGTCCCCTTGCTCTTGGCGATGTAATATTCCAGCCTGTCCGGGTAATACAGCGTCATGTGGGTCAGCTCATCCGCCCCCACCCACCACTTCGCCGCGAATTCTTTCTTCTTCGGCTTATCCGCAAAATAGAACAGGTGGCACAGCCGCGGATCATTGTGGTAGATCTCCAGCCCCTCTTCATCCTTCCAGGCAATGATGTACCCTTCGCCGCTTATCAGCGCGTCCCGGTGCACCTGGTACGCATCCAGGGCCAGGTGATACCGGCTCCACAGGTCATCCAGTTGCTCGTTCACGTCCTCTTCAGCCGGATCGAACCCCTTCAGCACCAGCCGGTCAAGCGTCGCGTTGATCACCACCGAGCACCAGTTCTGGTTGAACCGCGCCGTCAGCGTATTGAAAGCCTCTCGCAAACGCTCCGTCGAATACACCAGCTCCTGGGTGCCCTCGGCATACTGGAACAACTTGTTGTAAGTTGCCAGCTTCCCGTCCAGCGCCTTATATGCCCGTTCCAGATCAATCATCATTCAGCCTTTTAGTAATTTGCTCTTTTCGTCTTTTTCGCCAAGTTTTGTGCTTTTCGTGTTTATGCTCTTATGCCTTTTCCAAAATCCGTGTAATCCGTGAAATCCGTGGACAAGCTCTTGAATGCTCTTTCTAATTCCACTAATTCGCGGAAATTCGCGGATAGCTCTACCCTGCATAGCATTTCGCGCTCCGCTTCGGCCTGCCAGCCAGTTCCGCGATCATCTGCATCCCGCCCGAAAAGGTATCCACAATGTCATCGTGCTTTCCGTTCGGGAATGCCACCATCTGTCGGATCGCCTGCAGGTTCCACGTCCCTCTCACCAGCTTCAAGTGCCCTTCCCTTGCCCGCATCTGCAGCGGTCTGGCCCGCGTCACCTTGTCGCCATCCGGCTTCACCCGCCGGATCGCCACCATCGCCAATTCCGGGTCCCGGCTGAATTCCTGGAACACCCGGCTCTGGAACGCCACATCTTCCACGCCCCACACCACCCGCCGGTTCTTCTCAGCCAGCATCGCCGTCTTCACCTGCTTCATGAATTCGTCCAGGTCTCTCACCTGGATCAGGTCACGGCCTACCAGATCGGTCTCATTCATCGTCACGGCCAGCACCGCGTTCAAGTCGCTCCGTTGGCTCTCTCCCAGCGCCAGGTCCATGTATGCGCACCAGGTTGCCTCTTCCGGCGCGTGCTCCACCACTTTGATATTCCCCTCGTCAAAGAACCCGCCGCTCTGCGGTCTTGGCAGCTGCTGATCCAGGGAGGCGAACTCCAGCTCATCCGTGTTCGCCCGCTTCCTTGCCAGGTCTTCCGCGCTGAACTTTTCAGGCCACAGCGCTTCCCCCGGCTTCCGCTCCAACTGATCCGCATATGGGATATACAGTCCCCTTAACAGGTTTTCCTTGAACTGTTCCTCGTTGGTCGGATAATCGATTTCGTCGTAGGCCAGCGCGGGCAGGTTCACCACCGTCCACTGATCCGCCAGAGGATCTTCGACCATCAGCTTCAACAACTGGCCTGCCAGGTCATCCGGGTGCCAGCGCGTGTGCATGATCACGATCGCCCCGCCGTCTTCCAGCCGTTGGTAGGCCACTGAGCGGTACCAGTCCATCACCTTGCGCCGGTAACTTTCGCTCTCCGCATCCTCCCGGCTCTTGAACGGATCATCGATCACCATCAGGTTCGCGCCCTTGCCGGTGATGCCGCCGCCAATGCCAGCCGCAACAACACCACCCCGGTGAGGTTCGCCCAGGTCCCAGGCTGCCTTGCTTGCGCTGTCTTCCGAGAGCAATACCGGCGTCTCAATGGCGCTCTTCCCGCCGAATATCGAGGAGTACCGCTCGTTAAGCACATAATTACGGATCGCCCTGGAATCATCCTGGGCCAGATCCGCGCCGTAACTGGTCACGATCACCCGCGCGTCCGGGTTCTTACCCAGCACCCACGCCGGGAACAGGCGCGCAGCTTCTTCAGTCTTCCCTGACCTCGGCGGCTCCAGGATGATCAGTCTCCCGATCCCTTCGGACCCGCGCGTGCGGATATACAGCTCCACCTTCTCCAGGTATTCCCCCACCAGCAGGTGATGCCTGGCGGGCTTGTACCACGGCGCTAAATATGTCGCAAAAGGCATAAACCGCCGCCGCGCCAATTCCCGCGCCGCCCGCTCTGCCTTCGCCATATCAGGTGTAATTTCCGTTATCCGCTTCGCCATGTTTTCTGTTTTTCCTGCAAAAGGTTTGTACTTTTTGCCTTTCTTTTGTTCCTTTAGTGTTTTTGGTGGTTTATATGCCTTTTTTATCCGTGTAATTCGTGTAATCCGTGGAAGAGCTCTTGAATGCTCTTTCTAATTTCACTAATTCGCACTAATTCGCGGACAGGTTTGATCCACGTTTGGCGATCTTTTCCAGTTCTTCCTCGCTCAGCTCGCTCAGGTCATCCACCTTGTCCCGTCGCAGGTCGATCTTCGCGTGCGGGATGTAATCGCCCAGCACCTCCAGCGCCAGCTTCCTGTCCGGGTTGCTCCTGTGGTCTGCCCGGCTTGCGCTCTCAGCCAGCGCCTCGTAAATATCCCGCCGGTGCTTCAACAGCGGAGCGCTCTGCAGGAGCGAGATCATCTCATCGATCGCCTCGTTCTTCTTGCGCCAGGTAGTGATCACCCGGTCAGAGGTCAACCCCAGCACCTCGCGCGCCAGCTCATCCTGGTTCTTAGGCCAGCGGTACTTCCGCGGGCTGCTTGCCCAGGCGATGTATGCCGCCACCCGCCACGGCCAGCCATGCCGCGCGATTTCCTCGTAGTCCTCGCGCCAGGTCACCAGCGGGTATTCGTTTTCGCCCTTCTTCACCACTTCCCCAAACCGAACTTCGAGAGCCTGTTGGGCCAGTGCAGACCTGCGTGCCGCTTCTTCCGGGGTAACGCTCTCAGCCAGCCCCTCAACCTCATCAATCACCAGGTTGAGCGCCAGCTGTTCAAAATATTCACCCCGTAACTTACCTTCTTCAAGCATTGATCAAGATCACTTTCCCGCCTTCACGCGCGTGTTCACCTTGGTGAAGTTCTCCCGCACGAACCGGTCATGTTCCTCGTTCGACCGTTCCACTTCCTTCAACTGGGTGCATATCGCGCTGTTCAGGTTGCCTATGGCGTCGATCACCGCCTTGTTACGTATCTCGAACGCCGAATCTCGCTTATCCAGGGCATCCATGAACGCCCGTTGTGCTTCGCTGTTCTTTTTGGCCATCTCCAGGGAGTACCAGATGAATACCCCTACCAATGGCACCTGGATCAGCAATGTCAGCCATGAAGGTGCCGAGCTGCCATCCATCTTTACCCTGCGGCGATATCGTTAGATTTCCCGATCACCGGCAGACCCTTCACAATGGAATAGGTCAGCTTGGACCCGAATAGCATCACCAGGTAACTGAGAATATAGGACCCGACTACAGCGATTTGACCCATGGCCGAATCAAGGGGCACAGGATCAAACTCCGGCTTGATCAGGCGCACGATCAATAACGCCAGCACGCCTGCCAGGTTGAACCCAGCCACCCACTTGTCCGCCGTGCCGTCCTTCACAACGCCAGCGAACTTCAGCACGTTCACGATCAGACTCACCAGCGCAGCGAACCCCAACAGGGCTCCAACCTCGATCAAAATGTTTTCGAACATAGTCTTTTCCTTTCCTGTAGGGGCGGGTTCATAACCTGCCAGCTTTCGTAATTTCTATGCATCCCTGTTCTTGGTTTTCCTCAAAATGCTCTTCTTTGCGCCTTAGCGTCTTTGCGAGAAAAGAACTTTTGCGCCTTAGCGCGAGACGCTTTTGCCTTAAATCAAAAAAACGCCCTCACAGACGCTTTGCCTGTGAAGGGCGCTCGACTCCTTCTTTGGTCAGAACTTCATCTGACCTGCACCTCTATTATAGCACAAATAAAGAATAATTTATTACCTGGTATACATTTATTCCCACATTATAAACAAAATATTAGATCTTATAAGCCTCCTCATATTCACTCAAATTTCTATCCCCTTCGTACAGCCATCCATACTGTCCATTAGAGAGACATACTCTCTGAAATTTTTCTCTAATTACCTCAAATACAATTACACCCAAATGTCTCGCTTTATAATTCGATTCAAGATGATCGAATAAATTTCCTGCGATGACGATTTTCTTCCCTTCAATGATGATCCATTTTTCTTCCATTGTTTGGCTCCAATTTGTGTTTGCCTGTTAATTTTGTGTATTTTGTGGTTGATACGTACTTAATCTTTATTGTATCAGTCCCAGCCTTCTCAGCAGCTCCGCATGCTCCATCTCCGCCGCCTCCCTGGCCTCCTCGATCGCCGGATCAGTGATCCCCTCATAATACGCCCTTTTCCTCCGCAGCTCCTCCCGGATATACTCCTCAGCGAACAGCGGGAACCGTTCCCGCATCCTTTTTTCCATCCTGTTCACCCTGATCCGCGCCAATATTTCAGGATCACGACTCTTCACCGGCGCAGTCAGCGCCCGAATCGTATGGCTGTACCCGGTGCTCCCGTTCTTCTTCCTGCGCAGCTCCAGGTACAGATCCTCAATCTCCTTCGGGCACTGCTTGCATCCTTCCATGGTCACCGCCATGAACACCTCGGCCAACACCCTTTCCTCCCCATCCGGCGGGTTCGTGTATGGGCTGTACCATTCCAGCCTGTGTAAAAATCCAAATATCTTCGCCATATTTTTGGTATCTCAAAAAATTTAGTGTTTTTCGTTTAATTTCGTGGTAGTTCGTGTTTTGTTCTTTTCGGTGTTATCTGTGGACGAGCTCTTTCCGTAATGCGACATCAGCCTCTCAAACGCCGCCTGCCCGATCGCCCAGGTGCGCATCTCCCCGCAAATATCGCAGCGGATATCCATCACGCTCCCCTCCACCACCGCCATCACGTCCACCTGTTCGCTGGACCCGCCCGCGATCGCATGCCGGTATAACAGCAATTGCTCCACCCCCCTCCCGTTCCGTCTCACCACCCCCAGGGCATGCCCTTTGCCGCAGCGCCAGATCTTCAATTCATCCATGCCGCCTCCTCAGACATATTTCTTGGCAGACTCATCATATTTCGCGTCCCACTCCGCCGCCGGGATCCCCACCACAATGAACCTCTCCGGCACCCACGTTGCCACCTGTAGGGGCAGGTCCGTGACCTGCCCGTCTTTCACCGTTCGGTAACAATCCGGCGCATTCGCAGGCAGCTTGTTCGCCCACACCATCGTCGGCCAGCGCTTCATCTGCTCCAGGTACAACTGCGCCGCCAGCTCGATCGCCAGGCTCATCGTCTCCCCCTTCGCGATCCACCACATCACCCCATATCTGACAGGTACTATTCTTTTCACCCCTCTCCCATCTATGGGAGAGGGGCAGGGGGTGAGGGCATCATCAGCAGTGTGCGCATTCGCGAGAAACTGGTTTACCCTTTCAAAATCCACCACCTCCCGCGCATTCCACACCGCATAAACGTGGTGCATCTTCAGCTCTTTGTCATACACGGGATACACCCCCAGTGATTCCTTCCCCTCTGCTGGCACCAATTCCATAATCGCATCCCGGCTGATAGGCGCGTTGAAATCCACCGCGTGCAGCGTCCGCAGCCCGAACTCATTCAGCGTATTCTCCACAATATTCAAACTCATTGGGTAATCTCCAATCGGAGATCAATTGCTCGTAGGGGCGTACGGCCGTACGCCCTATTCTTCTTCTCAACCTGATACCCTACCACAACCAGGTCTTTCAAATACCACCATCCAAAATACCCTCCCGCCCAGTTCACCCGCGCCAGGCGTATATCTGGATCAATCTCCACCACCACTCCTGTACCCAGCCGCTTCACGCATGGGCAGCACACTCTGTCTCCGGTATGGAACTCCTCCCTTGGCAGCATATCCGAGATCTTCATGCATTCCAATCCGCTTCCCTCGTTACCGCCATATCCCATATTTCGTTTCATCCCTTCGATGTAGGTCATTGTTCCTCCCCCATCGTGCAGTTAGGTTCCCCTGGTGCCTCTTTGTCTACTTCGTCTTTCAATCCCTCGATCAGCGCCAGATGGCGTCTGGCAAATTGGCACGCAACGCAAGAACACTCCGTGTCCGTTGTTGGTTCTTGGGGGAAGCCCAGATCCTTCACCAGCTGGTTGGCATTTTCAAGTAACCGCAGGCTCAGCGCATTAAGGCGTTCAATCGTTTTCCTCAGTTCTGCAAATTTTGCATGATGAAAATATTTGACATTATCTAAATCCTCAATTGGTTCTGTACACCAAGTGATCTCGCCGCCGATATCTTGAAGGTAGATTTCCTTCGGGTATTCGCTCATTTCTCCTCCAGCGTTTCGATACCATAAACCTCGCATAATATTGCGTCTGCAAGCAATTTTGTGTCTGGATTATCCACAAGCAAAAGATAGAATTCATCCGTAACTAATTTCAGGCGGTCAATCTCGGATTGGAGTTTTGTCATTTTCGCTGTTGCCATTTCTTGAAACTTTGCGTTGTCATCAATAATACGGCTTAGTTCGTCTTTATAATAATCAGGATTAGTATTTTCAATAGATTGACATTTTTTAATATCCGTTAAAACATCCTGTGTCATTGAAACATCAGAAACGTTACAGTTGCGTGACACAATATATTTGGCGAAGTCCTCGCCACAAATATCACAGACGTATAACTCTGCCTCGTGTGTACAGGGTGTTTCTGCCTCACAATTAGGACAGAATTCTTTGCGGATTTCGGTATTAGCATTTTTGTCAGTCATAGTTTTTGTCCTCCACCCCGTGATGCAGT